AGTGGCGATATTCAATTTCACGCATATCTTCTGCACCAGCCATAAACTGTTCAAAACGGCGTTGATAATCTTCTTCGTGTGATGGAAAAAGGTTCTTCCAAATCTTACTTAATGTTTTCATTGTTTTCTCCTTGCACTGCACCATTACTTAGTATAATATATGTTGCAGCGCAGCAAAAAACAAGGGTTTTTTACGCAACTTTGCTATGCGTTTTATGCAGAGGTCTTAATGCTTTTGACCACTTCTATGAATGATTGTTTAAACTCGTCTTTGGCTGGTAAAAACACTTCTTCTTTTATCTTATTGCGCTCACGATAGTTAGAATACTTTTCTTCTTCCCACATATCATCCTGCGCATCAATCATCTTTTCCATTGCAAGGAGCATTTTTTCTAGCAATTCATCTGTTGTCATCATTTTACAATCCTATGTTAACGTTTCTCATGCGTTCTGTAATAAAATCGTCTGACATATGAGCATTAATAATTATTGCATAACCATCTGAATCACTTTGGTTCACTACAGCATGTGCATAATCACAATTGTTTAAAATATTTGCACCATGCGGCATTAATCCTGCGTTTGATACTTTTACAAGTCGATCAGGATTGTTATAAATTGGAATATGAATGAAATGATTATTTTGTCTAGGATAGCGCATCTTATAGTCACGATGTACTTCTATAAATCCACCATTAGATTTTACCATACTAATATTAATATTATTAATATCTTTTAAATTGTTAGCATGTAGCCAATCTTTTAAATTTTTCTGTATCATGTTTTTATTATTGATTTTATCAAATACAGTCGTCCAGTACCACTCGTTTGCCATAACCCCATTTGCATTATATGTTAAATCTTTTATCTCATTAAATATGACTTCATCGTCCCATGGAATTAATTCAAGTGGAACAAACGGAAAATCATTTATCTTTGTATGTGGGAAATAATTTAATCCCTGCTGTCTAGAAAAGTATTGAGTTAATCTTGGAGTAAATGGTAATTTAAGAGTAGTTCCCATATCAAAAAATATTTTATACTTGTCAAATAAATTTGTACCTAAATCATTCTCATAATTTCTTTCTATTACTCTTTCTTTTAATAATCCGTGATCATTGTGTAAAATCATATACCAATTAATATTTTTATTAAATTTGTTAACTGGTTGTAAAATTTTTCCCGTCTCATCAACTCCCCAACTAGTGTAATATAATTCAGCAACACTTTGGTTGTCTAATAATAGATCATCAATTTTAAATTCACCATCGTCAAGTACAGTCAGCGATAGCTTTTGCCAACCATCTACCAATTTAAAAGAAAGCTGATCTATGTCAATTGTTTCTGATGATGAATGTAGTGTTATTTTTAATTTTGCAGTTGATGTTGAAACTATTGTGCAAGTTGTCATTTTACAGTCCTAATATACTCTGGCTGCGATCAATCCACTCAAGGACTAAATCACCTTCATTAAATTTATCAATTCCATCCAAAACAGCATCAAGACAATATGGAAGTCTGCCTGTTTCTTTTAATTCATATAGACTGCTATATAGTCGTGGTTCATCGTTTGTCTTATATACTGCCGCACGAAGCCAACCGTTTTCTTTATCTAATTGAAAGTTAGCTTGGCGACAATCAAAACCTGCGCTTGCTAACTGAACGATAAGACTACTCATTGTATAAACATGATACATTCCACTTACCATTGCAACATTTACTGTATTGTGTTCAATATGACTATGTACGGAAAGTGAATAAGGTATCTCTACAACCAATAGCCCATCTTTGCGTAATAATTTGTGCCAGTGAAATAGGGTACCAACAGGATTTAATGTATGATGTAGCGCATTGTGACACCATATAAGGTCTTGTGGCGGCAATTCAACCGTACTCATATCCTCAAATTTCCACAGCATCTTGCCAGCAGTTTTAATTTCTACACTTGGAGCAACTTCAACTGCGGTAACATTAAAATTGTATGGTTGACCGCCTTGATTATGCAGCGTTGCCCACCATACTGCATCTAGTCCAATGCCAGCACCCATAACAGCAATATTGTTCATACCCGATAGATAATCATCTAACATTGCAAGATATTCTAAAGTTTTAAGACTGTGTTGGTGGCTTTCTTGAGGTGTCATTGGGTTTCCATTAAATATTGATATACATTATATATTAGGATATTATCATCATATGAAATTATTAATCACAGGCGGCAGCGGTTATATCGGCAAGTATCTTGTCAAGTACTATGCAGAATACGGGCATCATGTTCTTGCACCAGGCAGAGATGAACTAGATTTAACAGACTTGTCTGCTACTGTAAGTTATATGGCTGCGCATCCAGTTGATTGCGTAATCAACTGCGCACTTTATGGTCGTGAAATGATCCATAATCCAGATGATACTTTCTTAAGAAAAAATTTGCACATGTTTAATAATTTACTTAACCAACGCACTTACAAAAAGTTTATTCATCTAGGCAGTGGTTATGAATATGATAGCGAACGCAATATAGACTTTGCAGATGAAGATGATATACTTTATGTGCAACCTAAATTACCATATTCTGCACTAAAACATTCGCAAGCCATAGATTTACTTGAACGAGATAACTGTTATAATATACGACTATTTGGATTAGCACACTATAGCGAGCCAAGTAATAGATTTTTTCAACGATTATTAAATGATGATAAGGTAATCATTAATGAAGATCGCAAACATGATTTCTTTAACCTAGAAGATGTTCCAACCGTAATTGATTTAGTATTGAATAATAAAATGCATCACAAGGCAATCAACTGCGTTTACGAGAACAAATATACACTTAGCCAACAAGCACAAATATTTTGTGATATTAAAGGGCTAAATTACAACAAAGTTGTGGTAGAAGGCACAAGTAGCAGAGGTTATACCGGCAGTAATCTGCGAATTAAAGAGTATAACCTTCCACTTCTTGGATTAGAACTTGCTTTCTTACGGTATTAATTTCCGTAACATTGCGGCATAGTCAGCAAGAACGCTCTCAGCACTATAATCACGATATAGTTTTTCAAGCGGAGCCGTACCTTGTGCAATGATTTCACGGATACTCTTATCTTCAATAAAGATACTTGGTTCAACATTCCAGAAATTACGGAACTGATGGCTCTTTGTCATAGCAATAGGACGACGAGCAGCGAGAGCATAGTCAGGTGAACTTGCAATACCCGCACCATCAAGATAATCATAGAAGTAGCAGTTAATAGTGTTATGTGCCAACCAATCAACTACTTCATCTGTTTCCATGAGTTCATGACTAAATTGTAACTCAATGCCAGGTTTAGTGATGATACTCTTTACTTCCTGAACACGAGCATTGGCGTTGCTGCCAGCATATCCGTGAATAAGGTCTTCATAATACCCAAATGGAATATGCAGACGCAAGATAGCCTCATCAAATTCTTCTTGAACCTTGTGGGCAAGACGAGCAATGCCTTTGTGTGGTGGTCCAAAACCTTGGAAACCAATAATAGGCTTGTCACCATCCTCGTAAACATAAGTCGTAGTAGGTGGCAACAAACGATTGGTAATGAATACATGATCATTTCCTACTACGCTTGGATCGTCTGCAAGGATATACTGCCAACCATAATTATTATGTGGACTATAATTGTCCGCAAGTGCTTGATACATGTCATGCATGATACGAACCTGTGGTACCGTAATTTCACTGCGTGGATGTGGTTGATCCATCCAAGGAGTAGTGCCTGGCGCATAGTTATAAATGATTGCGCTTGGTTGCCAAGAATGATAAGCAGCCATTACATCGCTCCAACCATCGGTATATAGAACCTGAAACTCATACTCTTGATGAATAATGAGTGTATTTCCAATAAGGTTTCCGATTAGTCCAATACCACACGCAGCCTTATCACCAAGGGTTTGTGTTACAAATAATACTCTAGGTTTCATTTTACTGCCTTTACTTGTTCTTCAATCCACTTATAAGTTTTAGATAGTCCAGCATATAAATCTTGAGTAGGCACCCAATTTAGTTTTTCCCTAATAAGATCATTATTGCTGTTGCGTCCACGAACACCCTGTGGTCCGTCTATATGTTTAATGGTGATTGTCTTGTCTGCAATAGCACTCACCGTTAGCACAAGGTCATTGATTGAAATAAGATAATCGCTGCCAATATTCACTGGACCCTCAAAGTCACTATCCATTAAACGCATTACGCCTTCTACACAGTCATCAATGTGTAGAAATGATCGAGTTTGTAAACCATCGCCCCATACTTCAATCTCACCACCTTCGCTTGCCATTGCTACTTTGCGACAAATTGCTGCTGGTGATTTTTCCTTGCCACCCTGCCATGTTCCATGCTCACCAAAGATGTTGTGAAAACGAGCAATACGGTTACGCATACCATACTGACGATTATAAGAAAAATAAAGACGTTCGCTAAACAACTTTTCCCAACCATATTCGGTATCAGGATGTGCAGGATACGCAGTATCTTCACGGCAATCTGGATTTTGTGGGTCCATTTGGTTGTGCTCATTGTAAACACAAGCACTGCTGCTAAAGAACACTTGTTCAACGCCTTGACGATGCGCAGTACCTGCTACATTAAGATTAATCCTAGCACTGTTTCCCATAACATCGGCATCATTGTTTTTATTGCCAATATATCCAACACCACCCATATCAGCAGCAAGTTGAAATACACGGTCAACTTTCTTATCAATAATAAAATCAACTACTTGTGGATTGCGGCAATCGCCAATGAAAAACTCATCACACGCACTAGGAGCAAATTCAGGTTGTTTCAAATCAACACCACGAACCCAATACCCATCTGTTTTTAATCTTTTGGCAATATGACTGCCAATAAATCCGCCAGCACCAATAACAATTGCAGTTTTAATCATAATATCTATCCAATACTGTTTCAAAATTTCTTATATAATTTTGGTTACTATAAAGTTTACGGAACTCATTAGTAGGTTCTAATCCACTGGCAACTGCATCACGAATTGAAACACTTTCAGCAAGTAGTTGCGGTTTCCAATTCATATGACGATACATGTTGCTGTCACTTAGTAGCATGGGTTTCATAGCCGTTAATCCGCTATCTACACAACTACTAATACCACGACCAGGTTGCGTAGCATATAGAAACATGTTAAGATCATTATTATTCAAGAATTTTGCCAAACTATAGCGGTCTGGTATAAAATCATGAGTAATATTAACCTTAACATTTGGTTTTGCAATAGCACGACAATGATTGGCGATACTATGGGCAAGTCCGCCTGTCATATCAACATAAGCACCATATGAAATGTTAATGTTTACTTCAACAGGGTCATCAAACTGCTCATTGACCAGTTCAACGATGCGTGGAAAATTTTTGGTGTGCTGACCAAAGCCAAATGAACCAATCTTTAATACTTCACCAGGCGGAGAGTACACAATATCATCATAAAATATAAGCGGTCTACCAATAGGACCATGTATTTCAGTTGCTAGGAAAGTAGGATCACATACAAAATGATGATCTACATGAGGAAAGATATTGTAGTTGTCATGTCCAGTAATAACAAACTGTGGAATACCAGTGCGTTCAAGAACATAATTACTTAACCAAGGCATCGTCGTTGGATGATGATTCCAAATAATTCCATCTACAATAGATTCTTCAAAGTAATTAAAGAAACCGTTTTGATGGTCAACTTCAACAAGTTCAAACTTATACTTGCTACTTTGTTTAAGAATATTATAAGAAAACAAACCATAGGTATGAATCCCACAGTTTGTTTCACTATTCATAACGATTGCAATCTTACGCATTCTTAAAACCGGCAACCTGCTTATTGTTTTTTACATCGTTGATGGCAGTTTCAATAATTCGCACTGCTGGACTAGCATAAGTGACATTACTATGCCGAAAATCTGTTGCAATATCTAAACCATATGGTAAGGTATCTTCTGGTTTATGACTAAAGTTCAAGAATATTTTATTTTTATCCAATAAGTTTCCTTTAGTATTGGCATAGGTGAATGGTCCACTATTCTTGCCAACAATCAAGTTAACCTTGGTTGATAGATAAGAGATATCACATAAATCACATGCATCGTTGAAGATATCGCTTGTAAACACAATGTTGTCAAGTTTAGTATCAAACTTTTCAGTAACAACAAAGGTGTCGCCACGATGATTATTTGCTACATGCTCAATAATCTTTTGCATATTGTCCATGCTGCTTTGTTTACTGGCTACTTCACTATTGCAGAATAGATAAACATCACCAACGAATTGTTTATAATTGTCTACCGCAGCAGTATTAAACTGGCAATGTTCAACTTGTGGAACATAATCCCATACATCATCACTTAGTTTGAGGTCGATGCCAAATTGCTGACGAAGATTATTGTAACACTCGCCCACAATGCGGTGATGGCTAATGTAAGAAGGATGGGTGTTAGCCCATAATCCCATATATGATCCCACCCATGTATTAATAAGAATGGTATCGTCGTCACTGCCAAAGCGGTTCCACTGATTGATGCCATCAAGAACCGTGCGGTTGTTTTCTTCATCTAGCGTCTCTACGAGGTCAATAATTGCACGAGGATTCTTCTTATGAGCATAATAGAAATTTGATTGTGGCATCTGTCTCTTGATATCGGCAACCCATCCTCTTGTGGAGAATAGGTCACCGTAATGCCAGTGATTAAAGAATACTATGTTCTCCATAGATTATCCAATAACCTGAAAGGTTGGACATGGAACTACTAGCTTGCCGCCCTTTGCGATAAAGTCACCTTCACGCTTTACGAACTCATCAATAAAGTGCCATGGTAACACAAGCAAATAATCTGGGTTTGCTGCTCGCATTTCTTCCTCACTACAAATTGGAATATTAGTTCCAACAGTTTGTAAACCAAACTTATAAGGTGAACGTTCAGCAATAGCTGTCATAAGGTCAGGGGTGATACCAAACAATTGTAGGAGCGTATTGCCCTTGGTTGATGCACCATAACCATAAACCTTCTTGCCTTCTGCCTTTGCCTGATGCAAGAAATCAAGAACTTGCGCCTTTAGCGATGCGATATTGTCACCAAAGTCTTTCCAAAGTTTTACATCAGTGATATCCCAATGTTGCGTTTCATATGCAAGCGTTGAGGAGATACGGAATCCGCACACATCACGAACCTGTTGTGTAGCAAAAGTTTTCTCGTCGCTAGTATCCTTCTGGAAAGTAACACGGAAGGAACCGCCATTGGTGTCATTTAGCGAACAGTCACGCAGAACAAAACCTTCACTTGCAAACAATTTACGAATGCTGCGTAGGTCATAGTAATAAACATGTTCATGGCAGATATTATCAAATGCTAACTGCTTCAACATAAGCGGAGTATAACTCATCTGCAGAACAAACACGCCATCATCAGCAAGAATAGAATGAGCATCACGAATAAATGGACGAGGATCAGCAAGATCATAGAACATGGCAATACAAGTAATAACTTTTGCCTTTTCACCAACATGTCCAAGACTGTCATATGCTTCACGACTAAAGAAATCTTGCTTTACTTCTGCAACCTTGCTGCTTTCTTCTAGATATGAATCGTCAGCAGGATCAATGCCTAACTTAATCATGTTATCAGGTACTTGACGAAGCAACGTGCCATCATTACAAGCAATATCAAGCCAGATATCGCCGTCGTTAATCTTTACACGACTAGTAATCTCGCTTACGATTTCACCTAATTGCTTCGTCATACTTGTATTGATGCCACTACGATACCAATATTGACCATACATCTTGTCGAGTGGTGCTACACCGTCAAGACGAACTGCGCCAATGGTTTCGTCAAGATACAAATCAAGACTCCATGGCTTTGTTTCACGCATTTCTGCGCCTGGTTTCATAAAATCACTTACATAGTGATCACCTAATTCTAAAATCTTCTTCATTGATTATTCCTCATGTATAACTTTTTGCTTCTACGATAGTGCTATTGCACTTTTTGTTGATAGTTTGTTTAATCTGTGCACGACGAGTATTTGCCGCATAGGTCGAACTTGCAATGTGAACAAAGTCTAAATCATATGGTTTTTTATCTTCAGTAGAACCATATGTTCTTGCAAGGTCTTCATTACGCCAAATAACCTTGTTAACTTCCAATAGTTCTGTGATTTCTTGCGTCAAATCAACGTCCTCAAACTTTCCAGTAAGTGAGGTAAGTTCACTTAACTCACGTTTAATATGATTTAGTTTATCAAAATCTGCAATCTCTTGCAATTTAATTTGAAGAATTGTAATCTTATCATACAATTCCCCAACGCCGATTGGAGCAAGAATCATACTCATCGTTTTGCTAACTCGTAATCAGTTGCGCACATGTCATTAACAAGGTCTTGGAGCGTATACTCAGGTTTCCAACCAAGAACTTCACGAACCTTAGTAGCATCACCCTGAATATTGACAACATCAACTGGACGATAAAACTCTGGGTTTACCTGAATCATAATGTCACCCGTTACGGCATTACGAGCAACTTCATTAACGCCACTGCCTTCCCAATTCAACTTAATACCAAAGTATGCGGCAGTTAAATTACAGAAATCACGGATATTGCTTTGAATACCAGTTGCAACAACATAATCATCTGGCGTATCATGCTGTAACATCATCCACATTGCACGAACATAATCCTTGGCATGACCCCAATCACGAAGCGAGTCCATGTTTCCAAGTTCCAACACCTTCTGCTTACCCAACACCATGTTAGCAAATGCTTTGGTAATCTTACGGGTAACAAAAAGTTCACCACGACGAGGAGATTCATGGTTGAATAGTAGTCCATTACAACCGAAAATCTTATAACTTTCACGATAATTTACTGTGATCCAATAGGCATACAACTTGGCTGCGCTATATGGTGAACCAGGATAGAATGGCGTATCTTCTTTCTGTGGATTAAACTTCTGAATACCAAACATTTCACTGGTTGATGCCTGATAAAACTTAGTCTTCTGCGTCAACTTAAGAGCACGAATGCTGTCAAGAATGCGCAACGGACCAAGAGCATTTGTATCACCAGTCAACTCTGGCATATCAAATGATACCTTGACATGGCTCTGAGCAGCAAGATTATAAATCTCATCTGGTTCTACCTTGTCAATAAGATTGCGAATACTGTTACTATCACTCAAATCACCATTGTGAAACTTAACCTGATCCTTAACATTTTGAATATTTGGATGGTCAAAGTTTGCGCTGCGACGGATAAGACCGTGAACTTCGTAACCCTTGTCTAATAATAGTTCTGCTAGATAACTGCCGTCTTGACCAGCAATGCCTGTAATAAGTGCTTTCTTCATATTTTCCTCGTTGATATCTTGTATATATTACTGATTATACACTTAATTAAATAATTAAGATATATTAAAATCTTCCATGCCAGCAGTTTTTAACTTAACCAAATGACCAAGCATAAAGTTCTTGCTTTCCATTGCTTTCATGATTCCCAACCACTTATTTCGCAGTAAGGCAACTTCGTTGATGATGGTTTCAAAGTCAATAACTTCTTCTTCACCATCAACATACTTCTCTGCATCTCGTGCAGTAAGCGCACGAGCATAATGTTCTAAGTATTTTTGAAAGTGTTTACGACGAATCTTACGCAACTGAATATTCAGATGGTTAAGAATAGCCTCAATTTCCTGTAATTGATTAAAACGGTGTTCGGTAATACCAGGTAAGCCACTGATATTCTTTTCTACATTACCGTAGATTCCGATATCACGCTTTGCCTTCTCCAACTCGCCCTCATAGTATTCTATGAAGTCGGGAATGTTAGACAAATCTTGACTTACCTTGGTATACCAACCACTCATTCGTCGTCTTCGCTATCTTCGTCAATTTCTTCTACATCAAGATGCTCAGCAATTGCTGCTCGCATGGCACTATCAACGGCTAGTTGTTGTAAATCGTGATCTGTAATGCCTAATTCAACCAACTCATTAATAACATGATCGGCTGCTACCTGACGGTCTTTTGCTGAAATATATTCTTTTACTGTTTGCCAAAATTGTACAAGTAATTCGCTTGTATCACTCATCTTCGGTTTCTTCCTTATTAGTAACGGGAGTATGTTTTGCATACTCACTCATAATTATATCAAGTTGTTCATCTGTCCAGTTTTTACGAAATGCTTTGGTA